GAGGAACTCGTTTTTTATTTAGCGCCAGAAGTTAACCGCTGTTAACCTAGATCCCGATAGAGTTAACTGCCAGTTAACAAGAGGAAGCCGCTGATGTTTGTGACGTTTGCAAAATTTGCCGAAATCAAAGGCGTATCAAGGCCAGCGGTGACAAACGCCGTGAAATCTGGAAGGCTCGACGGAGCTGTTAAGGAGGTTAACGGGCGCCGGATGATCGACGATAAAATGGCTTTGGAGCTGTGGGTGTTGAACTCGCAAGACACCAAAGGGATTCAAAAACCTGCGGTGATTCCACAGGTTGAAAAGATGGCAGAGGATGAGATCCCGCTGCTGAATGTAAGCCGAGCGAGAAAGGAGTTTTATGACGCTGAGTTGGCGAAGATCAAGATGGATCAGCAGTTGAAAGATTTGGTTCCTGCTGATGTGGTGCAGAAAGAGAGCTTTGCAATGGCGCGAGCGGTGCGCGAGTCATTGGCAAACCTTGCTGATCGTTTGAGCAATGAGTTGGCGGGCGAGACTGATGCGTCACGCATCCATCAGATGTTGGTGCAGGAGCACAGGCAATGTTTGATTGAGCTGTGTGATGCTTAATCCGTACCGCGCCGGTTTTTTAGAAGGGCTACGACCTGAACAGCCACTGACTGTTTCTGAATGGTCTGATAAGTATCGAAGGCTGAGCAGCAAGGCGAGTGCTGAGCCTGGGTTGTGGCGTACGGATCGAACGCCGTATTTACGTGAGCCAATGGATTGCTTGTCGAGCGATCATCCTGTGCAGCGCGTGGTGATGATGTTCAGCGCTCAGTCTGGGAAGACTGAAGCGGGCTGCAACTTTTTGGGTTATGTGATCGACCATGCACCGGGGCCGATGTTGTGCGTGCAGCCAACAATTGAGATGGCCAAGCGTCTGTCAAAGCAGAGGCTGGAAAGCATGATTCAGGACACGCCAAGATTGGCCAGGAAGATTGCACCGGCCAGGTCAAGGGATAGCGGCAACACGATGTTTGCCAAAGAGTTTCCTGGCGGGATCATGTTGCTGACGGGTGCCAATTCTGCAACTGGTCTTAGGTCTGCGCCTTGTCGATTCTTGTTTATGGATGAGATCGACGCGATGCAGGAGATCCAGGGAGAGGGTGATCCTGTAAGCCTTGCGGAAAGAAGAACGACGACATTTTCACGGCGCAAGATCTTGTTGACATCAACGCCGACTGTTAAAGACTTCAGCCGTATCGAGACTGAGTTTCTCAATTCTGATCGGCGTTACTACTACGTGCCTTGTCCAGCCTGTGGAGAGTTTCAACATCTGCAGTGGCCAAGGTTGAAATGGGACAAGGGCAAACCTGAGACGGCGAAATATGAGTGCGAGCATTGCAAGGAACGTTTTGAGGAGCACCACAAGACGCGATTCTTGCCACAAGGTGAGTGGCGAAATCATGCACCGTTTGACGGGAAGACTGCAGGCTTTCAACTGAATGGCTTGTATAGCCCGCTTGGCTGGGCAAGTTGGAGCCAGCTTGCTGAGGATTTCTTGCGGGCTAAGACTGACCCGGCAGCTTTGCGAACCTTTGTCAATACGCGCTTGGCTGAAACGTTCTCTGAGGATTACGCGGCTCAGGTGAATGCTGATGGTTTGATGGCGAAGCGTTTGGAGTACAAGCCGGGCACCTGCCCCGAAGGCGTTGTGCTGCTTTGCGCTGGCGTCGATTGCCAAGATGATCGGCTTGAAGTGTCGGTGTGGGGATGGGGCGCAGGAGAAACAGCTTGGTTGATCTGGCATCAAAAACTGATGGGCGACCCTACGTCTGTTGAGGTTTGGGGCCAGTTGGATCAAGTCCTTAAAACTGAATGGGACACAGACGGCGGGAAACATCTGACTATCTCTCAGATGGCGATTGACTCCGGCGGCCACGCAACGCATGAAACCTATAACTATTGCCGCGACAGGATTCGGCAGGGTGTTGTCCCAATTAAGGGCAGCAGCAAGCGCAACAGCGCGGCGCTAGGCAAGGGCAGCAAGGTTGATGTGAACTGGCGTGGTCGGACTGTTAAAAAAGGCGTGACTTTATACATGCTTGGCACTGACACGATCAAAACCACGTTGTTTGGTCGTATGCGGCACAAGGAAGGCTTAGGCAGCATTAACTTCGGCTTGGCTGCTGATCATGAGTATTTTCAACAGCTAACGAGCGAGAAAATGCGCTTACGTTTTCACAGAGGCTTTCCAATCAGGGAATATGTCAAGAAAGCATCAGCAAGAAACGAGGCGCTCGATTGTTTTGTCTATGCCTATGCCGCCATGTTGTTGTATTCCAGGCGGCTGCCAAAGTTGACGATGTGGGAAAACTTGCGTGAGAAATTGGAATCAGGGGGCAATAAGCCGCTAAAATCAAGCAATAAACCGGCGAAGCCGGTGAAGTCGTTCGTGAACACTTGGTGACGTGAACATCCCAAAACAGATTTATGCAGGGACTACCGTCAAGTGGCGAGATGATGGAGCCACAGGGCCGTTAAACGAAAGCATTACAAGTGGCAGTGGTAATTATTCTCTTGTCTACTACCTAAGGACAAACACGAATCACGAAGGCCATACAGTCACAGGCACGTCTTATGGCACAGGGTGGGAGTTCAGTATTAGCGCGACTGATAGCGCTGGTTTTGATGCCGGGGATTGGTTCTTTTGCGCTGAGGCATCTAAGGGCTCGGAAAAGTTTACGCTTGGCAGTGGACGACTAGAAGTCTTTTCAAGCCTTGCTTATACGGGCCAGCCTGGGGCATTTGATGGGCGCACTCAGGCTGAACAAGACCTTGACGCGGTAACGACGGCGATTCGTCAGATTGTTTCTGACAAGGTGAAGTCATACACAATCGCAGGCCGATCTTTCACCAAGATTGACATGCCAGATCTTGTGCTTCGTGAAAGTCAATTGAAAGCTATTGTTGCAAGAGAGCGAAAGGCCGCAATGATCGCAAACGGTTTGGGCGATCCCCATTCTCTCTACGTGAGGTTCTGACATGGGCGTTCGATCTGCATGGCGTGAATTATGGCGCTCAAATCCTGAGCCAATGCCTAAGCCAAGGGCACGAATGTTTGGCGGTGCGCAGTCAAACCGACTGACTAACGATTGGGTCACTTCTGTGACTTCTGCAGATCAAGAGATCAAAGGCAGCCTTAAGCGTTTGCGTTCTCGTTCGCGTCAGCTTGTGCGTGATAACGATTACGCGAAATCAACGGTTCGCGTTGTTCGCAATTCTGTTGTTGGAACTGGCGTCAGGTTGCAAGCGCAAATTAGAAGGCAGCGCGGCGGCAAGCTTGACACCAGATTGAATGAGCAAATTGAAAAGGCTTGGTCAAACTGGGGCCGCAAAGATAGTTGCAACACAGCAGGGCAACTGTGCTTTGCGGATATTGAGAAGCTTGCTGTTTCGTCAATGTGCGAAAGCGGCGAAGTTTTCGTGCGTGTTGTTCGCCAAAAGTTTGGGCGGAGTAAAGTCAACTTTGCGCTTGAGATCCTTGAGGCTGATCAATTAGACGAGGATTATCAAAGCCCGGCCCGCACGTCTGGATCCGTATGGCGCATGGGGATTGAAATCGACCGTTTTGGTCGAGCCCTGAATTATGCGTTTTTAAGCCATCATCCTGGGGACACTGCATTTCCAGCGCAGCCAAAAGAACGCCGTCACATCATTGTTCCGGCCAAAGATGTTGTTCACTTGTTTGATCGTGCATCTGGTCGCCCTGGTCAAACCCGTGGGGTGCCTTGGTTGTCCAGTGGGATGCAGCGGATGCACCACTTAGATGGATGGGAACAGGCCAGCGTTGTACGTGCTCGTGCCAGTTCTGCATTGATGGGATTCATCACATCTCCAGAAGGTGAGCTGGATCCAGGCGGTGAGGTTTATGACAACGAGCGTGTTTCAGGCTTTGAGCCTGGGCAGTTCAAGTATTTGCAGCCGGGTGAAAGCGTCAGCATTCCAGACATGGATTCACCGTCTGGAGAGTATGAGCCATTCCTTAGGGCACAGCTCAGGGCGCTGGCTTCTGGGGTCGGATGCAGTTACGAAACGATTAGTAACGATTATTCACAAAGCAATTACAGCTCATCACGGCTGGCCTTATTGCAAGATCGCGACAACTGGCGGTCCATCCAACAGTTGATGCGTGAGCAGTTCTATCAGCCTATTTATGAGGCTTGGCTTGAAATGGCGGTGCTTAGTGGGGCCTTAAATCTCCCTACTTACGAAACCGAGCCCGAACGTTATGAAGCCGTGCGCTGGGTCTTCCGTGGTTATTCCTACGTTGACCCTCAAAAAGAAATTGCTGCGCAGAAGGCAGCAGTTCGCAGCGGGTTTAAAACTCTTGCTGATTGTGTCGCTGAAAACGGCGGCGATCTCGATGAATTGCTTGTTGCCCGTCAGGCAGAGCTAGCCAAGCTCGACGAGATGAACATCATCACGGACACTGATCCATCAGCCGTCAACGGTTCCGGCGCTAGCCAATACAAGCCAATCAATACGATCGACGCATTTGGGGATACCCCACCGCCATCAGGCGATGATGCGGAGAACGTAGGCGAGGAAGAAAGTGGCAACTATTAACGGCACAGAGATCGACTTAATGCCCACTAAGGGCATGAAAGAAGAGGCTGAGCGTTATCGGGAATGGAAGTCTGAGGGTGAATTAGGCGGCACAGAAGTTGCGGCACGGCGTGCAACTCAGATCCTGAGCGGCAATGAATTATCTGGTGATGTTGTGATTGCTATGGCCGCATGGTTTGCCCGGCATGAAGTTGACAAGCAAGGCGAGGGTTTTTCGCCTGGTGAAGATGGCTACCCCTCAAACGGTCGCGTGGCCTGGGCTGCATGGGGCGGAGATGCTGGCCAAGTGTGGGCAACGGCCAAGGCGGATAGAATTAAAGATATTCGTGATTTACCAATGACTGATGACATTGCGAACAGGGCAGAGCCTGATGAATTAAGCGTTGGTGATTTTGTTCAATGGGACAGCTCCGGCGGTACGGCTAGGGGCAAGATCGACAGCATTGAACGCGACGGCTCAATCAATGTTCCCGGCTCTGAGTTCACTATTAATGGTGATGAAGATGATCCTGCCGCGTTGATCACTGTTTATCGCGAAACAGATGAGGGCTTTGAAGCTACAGACGTTAAGTCTGGGCATCGCTTTTCAACGCTTACCAAAATCAATGCGTTGCGTTCTGCTCCTGCATTGCTGAAACGAGCTGGAGAAACTCAGTTTGAAGAGCAGGAAGACAGAGTTATGGAGTTCAGCTTTAGCTCTGAATATCCGGTTGAGCGTTCCTTTGGTTCAGAGGTTTTGAGCCATGACAAAGACGCTGCAGATTTGAGCAGATTGAACGACGGCGCACCGCTTCTGTTCAATCACGACATGGATCGTCCGATCGGTGTTGTTGAGCGTGCCTACCTTGACGACGACAAAAAGAAAGGCGTTAGCCGTGTTCGCTTCAGCCGCAACTCTTTTGCACAAGAGGTTTTAGCGGACGTTAAAGACGGAATAATGCGAAACATCTCTTTTGGTTATCGAATCAAAGAGATGGAAGAGCGCAACAACGAATTTGTGGCAACTTCGTGGGAGCCCTACGAAATCAGTGTTGTAAGTGTCCCCGCTGATCCAAACATTGGCGTGGGGAGATCTTTGCTTTCAGACACTACAATGGACAAAGAAACAGCCACTGAGGTTGATTCTGCGGCTCGCGTCGCACCACTCACACAACCCGATTCTGAGAATCAAATGTCCACAGCACCCGATCTCAACGTGGTGCGCGATGAGGCTTCCAAAAAGGCTGCCTCGTCAGAGCGTACCCGCATCAAAAACATTCAAGAGCTTTGCGGCAAGCACGAAATGCGTGACCTTGCTGAGCAGCTGATTGATAACGGCAGCAGCATCGATGTTGCCCGTGCAGCTGTTCTTGAAAAAATTGGCGCTAAGCCTGTCGAAAGTGTTGCTCCTGTTGACCTTGGTCAGCAGACCCAAGAGCGTTATCAGCTGATCGATGGCGTCCGCGCTTTGATCACTGGTGATTGGTCATCGCATGGCGCTGGTCTTTGCCGTGAACTGAGCCAAGAAGTTCAGCGCAGCTCTGGCATTGCTGCCACGAGTGAGCGTTCCTTCTTTGTTCCTTTCTCTGCTCTGTCACAACGCGCCACATACGTCACCTCTGGCGCAACGACCGGCGGCAACCTTGTTGCAACCGATCTGCTGGCTGATGACTTCATCGAAGCTCTGCGTAATTCTTCACCTGTAGTTGGCCTGGGAGTTCGC